ATTCATTTGCAATTCCTTGTAGAAAATCTTGGTCGCTAATTTTTCCAGCAATCCATTCTTTTCCGTTCCTTATATTTTCAATAATATGAACTGCAATTTTATCTTGATTTGCTGGAGTAAATAAATCCTTATAAGGATCCAATCCAGCAGATTTTGCTCTTCCAACAGGATCTGATAATAATTGATATCTCCCCATCGCACCAGAACCACCTTTTGCTCTCCCCATCCTTTGTGCCTGAGACCAAGCATCGGCAATTGTCATTTTTGTTAAACCCGGTATTGTAAAACTAGGATTAACAGATTCGTATCCGCCTTCTCCCGCAGCAATTACATCTAATAAAGGTCCCCACTGTCCAGCAGTTAAACCTCCTCCACCAGTACCTCCATCCTCACCATCAATTCCCTCTGATGGTTTTTTTTCTTTTTGTTCTGGTTCTGCTTTCTTTAAAATCAACTGTTTCATCAAGTCTTGAATAGTTTTATCAACTTGAGGAGCAACGGAATCTTGAAGTGACTTTGCAATTACATCACTATAGTCTTCTCCAGAAACAATGCTTTCCATTTTAACTTCACCACCACCAGCATACGCAAAAGTTCCGGATCCAATAGATTGGTTCATCCAATTATTAATCCCAGCTCCTGCATTCTTATAATCTGCATATGTTGGTTTATCACCCATTATAGGTTTAATTGCAAGGGCAACTAATGCACCAAGACCAGATGACTTTGCAAATGTATTATAAGAATTCTTTAAGAAATCAAAAGGACTCATTTTTGATTTGTCCTTTGACTCAGGATATATTTTCTTTATTTGTTTTTCTCCACCAACAGTTGCACCAGGTCTTAATCTAGAAGGTGTTGCCTTTAAAGTTCTCGGTGTTTTCTTTTTCTTGACGGTTCTTTTTGCAGGACCACTTACAGGTTTTCCTCCACGGGTAGACGGTTTTCCGCCACCCGCTGCCTTTACTACTTTTCCTTTTGGTTTTTTATTACCAAAGAACATATCATACAACGCACCACCAACTGCATCACCAACAAAACCACCAGCAAGACCACCTAAAAATGTTCCAGCAAAAGGTACAACAGAACCAACAGCAGCACCAATAGCACCAAGCAGTGTTGCACCTATTGCTTTAAATGCTGCTCTACCAGGACTCTCTCCAAGAGCAACAGAAATTCCAAAGTCTAACAATCCACCAATGATAGGGAGACGTTTTGTAAATGGTTTTATAAACTTAAGAACTGTTTTTGCACCACCCTTACCAAGAAGTCCAGTGAAAGCACTACGAGCACCTCTTTGGAGAAGTCCTCTTTGCATTCCACCGGGTAATTTCTTTAATCCTTCTTCACCAAATCTTTGAATAAACGCATCTCTTCCATATCTTTGGAAGTAGCGTTTCATTATATCATTTTCTGCTTTTCTCAATCCAGAAGTAGTTAATTCTCCACCTTTTGCCTGTTGTTTCCATAAATTAAATCCCTGAGCACTTTTACCAGCTTCACTCTCTATCCCAAATCCACGAACATAACCACCAAATCTTCCTCTTCTAAAATCTCCATCAAGTCCTCTTTTACCACCACTATAATTGTTTCCATATCCTCCTCTTCCACCACCAGGACCTCCACCACCACCAAACCCACCACTATCAGCAGTTGCAAGGGCAGCAATAATTGCAATCTCAATAACGTTATCAATCGCACCAGCAAACTTATCAAAGTTCTGTGCTAATCCTTCTCCACCAAGTTGCTTTATAAATTGACGTGTTCCATCGATTGCTTTATAACCCCAGTCAACAAAAGTTATAAGACCATCAAGCATCTTACCACCAACATCAATAAAGAAATCTCCAACCTTAATAATGACTGGAAGAATCTTTAATAGTTGTGGTAAGAAATCAATTAAACGAACTGCAAAAAATCCAAGAATAGTTTGAGTAATAAAGTTCTTAATCCAATCCAAAAATCCCATCTTTGGTGGAGATGGCAAATTTACTCCTTTTGTTTTGGGAAGTTTCTTTTGCTCTAAATCTCTTTCCTTTGATTTAAATTTTTCTTGTTCATCAGACTTCCTTTTCTTTTCGGATTCTTTCTTCGAAAATACAAATGAATCTTTTAAAAGTTTATCAATCTTTATTACTTTTCGTTCAATCTTTGTAAGGGTATCTTCTAAAAGTTTAGGAGGTTCATTCCTAGTTTCATTTACACCAACTCTTGCCGTTTTAGATTTTACATTCAAAAGTTTGTCTGCTTTTATTACAGCAGACTTTGATGATTTTACGATAGAGTAATTTGAAGAAGGAAGTAGTTTAGCCATTATTTCTTATTGACTCCCAAGGTGCTTCTTGCAGTTCTTGTTGATTTTGCACTATGAGTTGGATTTTGAGATTTTGGTTTTTGACTATTAGAAGGACTTGATCCACTTCCTCTTTTCCCACCCATTCCTCCACCAGCAACTTGTGGTTTTGGTTTTGGTTTAGGAAGTGGTTTTACTCCAGATTTTAATCTCTGTTTTCTAGCAAGAACTGCTGCATTATAATCTTTATAATATTTTCCATCAGATGATGAATAGTATCTACCAATCGATGCTGCACCTGCTTGCTTTACTCTTGCTGTAGATGCTTTGTCTGCAGCATCTAACTTAGCAAGTCTCTCTTTACCAAGCTTACTGTTTGGATCAGAAAACATTCTAGTAAATCCCCTACCAAGTTGCCCCATAAATCCACCACGTTTTGCATCCTCTCTAGCCTGTGCAACTGATTCTGTCGTATATCTTATTCCTCTACCAGTTTTTGGACCTGCACCTTGTGAACTTAACTTATTCAGTCTTTGTTGTGATGCAAGAGAAGTCATTCTTGATTTTTTTGCAGCCATTGCGTCATTATAATTTCCATATGTTTTTTGATCCGAAGAGGAATAATATTTACCTTTTGATTTAGCATAATCAGTTCTTGCTTGCATTCTTGGACCACCAAACATTCCACCTGGACTAAAAGGATTTACATATGGTCTAGATCCTTGAATTCTCGATGCCCTTTCATGTGCAGCATCGCGAGCACCAGCAAATCTAGAAACATATGGAGTATATCCTGTTCCCGGTTTAGTTGCTGAAGGTGTTGGTGCAGATGCTTGTGCTCTATATTTTTCTCTAAGATTATCCATAAATTTAGGATCATTCCACGCCTTATCATAATCTGGATGATCCATATTGGTTATAATTTTAGTATATTCTGCTCTTGCTTTTTTCCTTGCTTCTTTTTCTGCTTCTCTTTTTGGATCTACTATTGGTGTAAAAGTTGGTGCTTTAATGTTTATTTGTGGGGTCTTTGGAGTTTGTGGAGCTATTGGAGCCTTTGGAGCTGGTTTTTTCGCTCTCTCTTTAAGTTGTTTTAAATATTCTTGATTTCCAGTTTTTAGTGGAGGTAGATTATATCTCTCTGGAGTTGCATTCGCAACTGCTCTTCTTCTAGCACTTTCTTTATCATATGCACCTTCTCCGTGTTTTGCATCATACTTTCTTCTTAATTCTCCAATACCACCAATATAACCACCACCTTCAGCAAAAGTCATTCCAGATGCAATCTGAGGAACATTAGTACCCCCGCCAGCCGCATTCATTGATTCAAAAGTATCAACTCCATATTTCTTTACAGCACCTGCAGACACAACAAACTCACCATCAGTAAGCATCGCAGGTACTTTATCTTTTCCTTTTGGTCCTTTTACAAGACCACTAAACATATTACCAAAGAAATTTTTAGTTCCACTAAACAGATTACCAAAACCTTTATTCCATCCACCACCAGAGAATCCTGGAATTTTTATATCACCACTTGCAAGTCCACCAATTCCAGCAGCAGTACCTGCAGTTACAGCAACATCGGCAGCAATTCCAATTCCAGTTGCTAATAATCTTCCTCTTGGTCCCCCAATAAAACTAGCAACTTTTCCAAAACCTTTTAATCCCGCTTTGGCAGCAAGTTTAGCGGCAAGTCCTACTAATTTTACAGTACCTTTAACTAAGATCTTAGTAAGTTTTCCAATAAACCTACCAATACCCGTTCCAAATCTTAAGTATAATGCTAATAGTGTTGGCCAGTGATCACTAAAAAATCGTATGATACTTTGAATCTTACCTTGATTATTGGGATCTGCAAACCAATCAATCAGTTTTATTAAGATTCTACCAAGAATAATATTTCCAATAAAGTTGAGTATCGTATCCCAAATGGACTGAAAGGGTTTGAGGATATTGGATATTGCTTTTTTAATTCCTTCAAGTGGTTTTGATTCTAATTCTTTTTCTCTAGATCCTCTTCTTTTACGTTCAGATTCTCTTCTATCAGTATCACTCTTCTTTTTATTTTCCTTATCAATACTGATAAGTGTTTTTAAAATAGAGTCAAGTGTCTTACTAATACGAATTAAAGGATCACTTTCTGTCTTCTTCTTTTTAGAAACAGTTTCTACTTTTTCTTTTACTTCTTTTTTATCTTTAGGAATTCCACCAACAGGCATCAGCATTATTCTTTGCTGTGCGCCCTTCATCTGCTTACGGATTCCTCCAAGTCCTAATCCGTTTGCAGTTACTTTAGTTTTTTTGGATGATATTTTAAATCTACCTTTTTTTCCCTTTACTCTTACAAATTCGTTTTTAATTTGTTCTGCTTCACCACTATCAATTTTTCTCTTTCCAGAGGTAATCTCAATTAAAAGTTCTTTTAAATATTGGCGATACGTTTCATAGTCAAGTTCATCAACCTCATTAGGTTCTAAGGCTAGTAATCTTAAAATTACCTCATCAATATTTTCAGTAGGTACATTTGGTGGATTACCAGCCATTACTTTGTTGTTGTTGTTTGGACTCTTCTTCCTCTATATGTTGCTTGAGAAGTTCAACATAAATGTCTCTTTCCCAAGGTATCATATTTTCAATTTCTGTCAATGAATATTTATGGTACTGCATTAACGAAAAATTAAGTCGAAAGTAGTTTTCAAGGTCCATGTGGACCAGTGCTATGCGAAAAAACTTGACAGTCCCTCAAGAACTACTTCACTCTCAACTTCAGTATTTGGATTCTTCACTTTTATAGTGTGTGACAACTTTGGCATAGTTTCAAAGAATTGCTCAATTTGTTTGAATTGAGACGAATTCATTTGATCCAAAAATTCCATAAGTTCTTTTTTAGTCACATCTGCAGAACTCCATACTTCATCTTCATTATAAATTTTATCTACACAAGCAGCAACAAGTTCAAAAGATTGTTCCATTGCATTGTTGTTTGACATATCAAAATTATTTTTAATGAATTGATCCAGAGAAGGATACTTCATTTCCATAATCAAATTATCATCAAGTTTGATCTTATTTACATGATCATCATTTCTTTGAACCTTAATATCATCTACATTAATTTTCACAGGAACTGTAGTTTCTTCATCATCTGGGCAAATAATATTAACCTCAATTTCTTCTCCTACAGACTTTCCACGAATGTTTAAAAATAAAAATTCAATATCAAATGTAGGGAGAGATTCAACTTTAATATTTTTAGTCTCTATACAATTTTTAATAACTGTTTTAATTGCAGTAGTAATTTGTTTTGTGTCTTCTGATTCTAATGCAATTACTAATAGTTTTTCTTCTTTGACTAAAAATGGTCTATATTTTATAGTCTGTCCAGTCGAAGGCAATTCCAACTCATAAGTTGGAGTAGCAATTTTTGGTAAAGGCATAATCTCCTATACGATTCAGTTACTTTATTTATTAGGCAATGTTCTGGGCATCTGCAAGTTGTCTAGTAATTCTTGAAGATTCTGCTATGGTTCCTGCACCAGTATTAGAAAGAGTTCCTGGGGATATATTGAATTGATTTGGTGATAGATTATTCGAAACTTCTATTGGTTCAACACCAAAGTTAAGAGTTTGGCCTGTGTTGAAAATAGAATTACTATTCAAAACTGCCTGTTGTTCAGGACTAATATTGATTGGATCAGGTACTCCACTTGCAGATGGAGGAGCAGTTCCTGCAGCATCTGTTCCTCGCTTATTCTCAGTAACATATCGATCATAAGAAAATGAAACTGTACATTTTAAAAGTTGTGATGCCTCATACGAAACTGGCATTGAGGTTATAGAAATTGGAAAAGCATTAAAGAAAGAGTATATAAGTTTACTTCTACCTTGACTGCTTGGTTCTAAAGGTGCCTTTCCTGGAACTGCAATATCCTTTTCAAATTTAGTGATGTATATTGTAGTCTTGTATGTTCTAGGATACATGATTCTATAAAAAGAATTCAAATTTGCAGATGTGGCATTCTGCTCACCAGAAATAAATTGCATCCATCTTTCAAACAATCTAATTTGAGTGTATGTATTATTCACATAGAATGTAAAATCTGCTCTGTCATCATACAATCTTCTGTATGCATGACGTTGTGTAACTCCTGTAAAGTCATTATTTAATTCATGAGTTGCCAGTTGAGATCCAGGAAGCGTCGCGTCTGAACATGAGAGAGTAAGTAGATCACTGAGATCCGTTGTTACTGGAACAGATTTACTTATAAAACTGGATACAGTATCCTGTGAAATCGAAGGAAATGTGTTAGGTATTGCAAAGTAACATTCAAAAGTAGAAGTTAATGCTGGTTGCAATAACTTTGCTTTAATATTACTAACAGACCTTGCTTTAGGATTGGGGGCACCCATTTTATAAATACAGGGGATTTATTATGTATTTATGGGCAAAGACGGTAGATATCATCAAGGAAAATTTAATCCACAAAATCCTGAAAAGTATAAAGGCGATCCATCAAATATCATTTACAGGAGTTCATGGGAACTTAGATTTATGAGATATTGTGATCGCAATGTTTCAATTTTAGAATGGGGATCTGAAGAGTTTTACATTCCATATTTCGATCCTACAACCCACCAAGTACGTAGATACTTTCCAGATTTTATCGTAAAACTTAAAGAGAGTTCAGGTAAAATTAGAAGATATCTGATAGAAGTTAAACCAAAGAGACAGACTGCTCCTCCCACTGTGGGGAATAAAAAGAGAAAAACACTGATCACCGAAGCATTAACTTATGAAAAGAATGTAGCAAAATGGAAAGCTGCAAAAGAATGGTGTCTTGACCATGGTTTGGAATTTAAGATCATCACAGAAGATGATCTGTGGTGATAAATATTAATACAAATAAGACTTAAAAAATGGCACTCAATTGCCCACCTGGTACAATTTGTCCGAAAAAACCATATGAGGCGAATGTTGGACCAAACGGAACAAAGTTATTTTTTTTCACATCAACAAAAGTAAATCAAGATTCTTCTGGAAAAGTTAATGGAGGTCAAACTACATTATTATACTCTGCCACACCCAATAATTATGTCCCCGCTGCAACTACAAATGATGGAGGAAAAACCTGGAATTATTTAAAAGATTCTGAGGGTAAATTTATTCTAGGTGATGATGCAAGAAGATCTTTACAAGAAGGTGTTTTAAAAACAAATACAAATAATGTTATCAAGAGTAGTGCTATAGAAGGAGGAGTACCTGAAGTACAAGCAAAAACCTTACAGTTAAATCAAAACACTGCATCATCAAATGCTCCTACGACTGGAGATAATCAAGAGGGCAAAGGAAATACAAAAGCAGAAGAATTTAATGCAGATAAACTATTAACAGAAATAAAAGATGCTGGGGTAAGAGAAAAATATGATGCAAGGGTACAATATCCAATTGATGCCAAATTTGATGATCAGGATTGTATTAAATTTTCGATGTTTAGATACACTCCTAAAAAATTTAGTGTTACACCAGACTTAGGAGGATTCTCTGGTTCAAACAAAGGATCTCCAACTCCAATGGGAAGTGTAATTCTTCCGATTCAACCTCAAATATCAGATGCTAATGTAGTCTTATGGGGAGAAGATTCTTTAAATGCTTTACAAGCACTAGCAGGTGCAGCAGCATTGGCAGGAATACAAAAAGGTCCAACGGGTATTGGTGAAGAAATTGGTACAATTGCAGAAGGTATCAGGACAAAAAATACAGATATTAAAGCATCCTTAGCCGCATATTTTGCAGGTCAAGCAGCAGGAGCAAATCAAGGATTCTTTACAAGAGCAACAGGAGCAGTCTTAAATAATAATCTTGAATTATTATTTCAAGGACCATCCCTCAGATCATTTACATTTACATTTTCACTTTCTGCTCGATACAAAGAAGAATCTCAAGCAATTAGAAAAATTATCAGATTCTTCAAACAAGGTATGTCAGTCAAAAGATCTACCAGTGCATTGTTTTTAAAAACACCAAATATTTTTGATATTGAATACTTACATAAAGGACAATCTCATCCATATATAAATCAAATAAAAACATGTGCTCTACAAAACTTCGTAGTTAATTATACTCCTGGAGGTAATTATGCGACCTTCGAAGATGGTGCAATGACACAATATGATCTCAACTTAACATTTGGTGAGATTGAACCCATCTTTGATGATGACTATAAAAAACTTGATGGTAATGCAGATACTAAGATAGGTTACTAAAAATGGCATCTTACTTCAGACAAGTTCCCAACTTTGAGTATGTCTCCAGAAATAAAGGAGAACAAAACATATCAGATTATGTTGAAGTTAAAAACCTTTTTAAAAAAGGAAGATTAAGAGAAGACATTTTTGGTAATCTTACGTTCTTTGAAAAATATCAAATCATTGGTGATGATAGACCTGATAATGTTGCATTCAAATTGTATGAAGATGAAACCTTAGATTGGGTGGTTTTACTTTCAAACAACATATTGAATCATCAAACTGAGTGGCCTCTTCCTCAAAATATTTTTGATAGTGTCATGCTGGAACGTTATGGTTCTTATGATAACTTATATTCTGGTGTTCATCATTATGAAACTGTAGAAATTAAGAATTCAATTGGAAGAACTGTTCTTCCTGCAGGAATAAGAACACCATTGAGTTGGAAAACAAATGGTAACTTTTTAGAAATCATCAACTCTAAAATAGACACTTTAGTTGGTAGTGCGTCTACTACAACTGTGAATGTAACTATGGTAAATGGAATTCTTGGTCTAGAAGAAAATGATCAAGTTACCATCGATGGCGTATCTGAAAAACAATATAATGGACAATATGTTGTAACAGGAATCACTTCGGTAAGTAGTGATATTGTTTATGGATTTACTTATAGTTTACCATCTATTCCTAACATAGTTTCGCCCACATTATCGACACCAAGAAAAGAAGAAGTTCATTATACAGTATCCGAAGAATCATTGAATCCAGGAAACTCTTATTATTACGAATACTGGGATGAAAACTTGGGATATTCAGTTCAAATTCCATCAACAGCATTTGTAAGAGCAGTAACAAATTATGAGTATGAATTAGAAATCAATGAGGCAAAGAGAAATATTTACGTTCTCAAAGCGAAGTATTTGAATGTTCTGTTCAATGATATGGATAGTATCATGCCATATAAAAAAGGTGGGACTCAATATGTAAGTCCCACCCTTAAGAGAGCCGATAATATTAAACTTTACGAGTGATCAATCCTCGGCAAGTTTTTGGAAGTAAGACAGAGCATCATCTTCATCTTCATCCGTTTCATCAACAGAATTGGTGATCTTAGGAAGAGAAGGTTCAACTGACTTACTCTTACGATATGATTCTTCAAGTTCTGCCATTACATCTTCTTCTTTATTCTTCTTAGGAATATAAGATTCGTATTGCTCCTCTTCATCGAATGAAGCGGTCTTGGGTGCAGTCTTACCAATACCAAGAACATAGTTCATGCGCTTCTCAAGTTCTTCATATGTCTTGAACTGATCAGGTGCAATAACAGCAGACAAGGAATACTCTTTCTTCCAAATAGCTTCGAGAGCATCATCGTCTTCAAGAAGAGGACTTGAACGATCAAATTCAGATTTATCGTAGTTCCAATAACCTTCAACCTTACGGATCTTTAGACGAAAGTTTGCACCACTCCAGAAATCAAAAGGATTGATGGGTTCTTCATCTTCAAATTCTGGTTGCATTGCATTGAGGATCTTATCAAAGATCTTCTTACCAAACTTGAACAGGAAGACTTTACCTTCGTTCTCGGGGTGAGCAGGATCCTTCACAACATAAATGTTGCTGTAGTAGGAAAGTTTACGCTTTTGCTTACGAACAGTTTCTTTATCTTTATCGCTTCCACTATTCCAAAGACTGCGATTATACTCCGAAACGGGATCTTTCTGTCCAATCGTAGTCAAAGAATTTTCAATGTACCAACCACCAGGACCTTGGAATCCATGGGAATACATTTTAACCCAGGGAAGGTCTTCTCCTTCTGGTGCGGGAAGGAATCGGATGATTGCAGATCCGACTCCAGTTTTATCCATTTCAGGTTTCCAATAGCGATCATCAGCACTACTAGAACCAGTGTTCATTTTCTCAACTTCTTTCACCAGTTTATCAGTGAGAGAACCGAGTTTAGATTGCTTTTTAAGTGATTCAAAGGACATTAAATTGCTCCGTATTTGGCCTGTGTGGATTAACTTGGGTGCGGATCTCCCAGCCGCATGACCTTAGTATATCAGGTCTCGTCGCTCTCGTCAATCTGCTGACGCATAACATCTATTAATCTATCCATGTTACTGAATATGATATTCATATCAGTCTTTTCAGGAAGACCCATCATAACTGCAGATTCCATAATTTTATTTTTCATTTCTTTCGCGTCTGGATCTTCCGAAAGACTCAATCTAGTATACAGTATCTGCTGTTTTTTAAGAAGTTTTTGTAGCAAATCAACATGTTTAATTTTATCGCTGTTAGACATTCTAGAAAATTCAAACACATTTGCATATACTTCTTCTTGTAGTTCTGATATTTCTGCCATCTCAGCACGAACTACTTCAGAATCAAAAAAACTCACAATACACACTCCTTAAGAATTTTTCTGTATTTAAATACATCTGTATGTAGGAATGGAGAATACTTTAATATTCTCATCGAAACAAATTCCCAAATTGGATCCTCCATCTTCTTATCAAAATCCTTTCTGAAGTTTAAGATATTGTTTAATACTACCATACTTTCAAGAGATATTTTTCCTTGAAGATAGTCTTTAAGAATTTTTGGATGTTGCCCATTCTTAATTTCAAACATCTCATCAAATTTTTTAGAATCAAAAATAGATTCTACCTCTTCCTTAAAGATATAGGATAACGATTGTACTTTTTTGTTCCATGTTTTATACCTAGATTCTCCTTCTCTTATAATTTCTCCAATCCAAAGAGCTTGAGGATCTTGGCATTCTATAAAATTTGCAACAAAAAAATCCAATATTTCTTTATCGGTTTTTTGACGACTCATTTTTTCAAACCACATTCTATCCTTTCGTTTATAGAATGCTTGAAGAGATGCTTTTACTTTCCCATTATATTTGTGAAAGTCGTAGTTTGGTTTTGTGAAGTGATTTTTGAGTGCCAAATATGTTTTATAACAATTCAGTGGTTCCACTATTAAAATACTAATCTGGCACGAGAAGTTTTCTTAAGGAAATTAAGTTCCGTAGCATCATACTTAATTTTTTCCTTAAGTGGTTTTGAAATAAGTTTAGGTACAGATTCTAAATCGATCTTATTCATCTCACAATATGCAACAACAGCATCAATATAATTCATGTCTGAATTTTCTTGAACTAGTTTTTCAATCTCTTGAGCGAATTTAGATGGACAAACGAACTTACTTTCTAATACTTTTTCGAATTCTTTGTTTAAGTTATTTTCCATTAAATCTAACAGCGTGATAGGCAACATCTTAATAATAATAAGGTTAATAAATCATAGCATAGAATTTAGTTATTAACAACAGTCTCCAACTTATCGTTAAAAAACTTTTTGATATACTTTATCAGCAACTTAATGTGTGCTGATTTATCATATTCTTCATATACTTCTAATTCTCCATTTTCACATGCCATAATAATGACAAATTTTTTAACAGAGAGACCCGTCATTTCGTGCAACATACATGCATAAGCACAACATTGAACGAAGTATCCTTCAATCCATTCTCGGGGTTTAGGTTTTGCGGAAGTTTTAAAATCTATAATAGAAAGTTCTCCATCAAATTCTGCGATACAATCGACAGTTCCAGCGATTCCAAGAAATTCGCTGTATAAAGAACCTTCAAGAACATGAATATTATTTATACGATTTAGAGCAGGTTTGGAAATATTAAATAACATTTCCGAAAGAGGTTGTACTGTAGGAAGTTTTTCATTCTTGAGATGATGCTCCACAAGAGTATGCATGTCAGTGCCACGACTTGTGGCCTTCCTTGTAATCTTATCTGCTTCCTCAGTACCAACTCTTGCCCTCCATTTGTTAAAGAACTCTTTTTTATAGTTACTAGTAATTGATGTAATAGAAACTAATTTTTTGAGTTCTTCACCATTTGGAACTTTATAATATCGAATTCCATCAATAGTCTCCCTTTGAAGAGAAGGGAGATTCAAATCAATATGATTAAACATCAGAGACCCAATTCCATTTTTGCGAGGATATATTCTTTACAGAGACCAGAACGAACAATGTCTTCGGCACCAAACTCAATGATATCAAAAGAAGACATCAATCTCAAAATTCTCATAAAGTCGATGATACCATTTTTCTCATTTGTTTTAACAAGGTCAGACTGAGTTGCATCACCGCAGAACATGATCTTAGAGTTTTCACCTACACGAGTAATGATACTATCAAGTTCGTGGAAGTTTAGGTTCTGAAATTCATCTACAATAATGATTGCATTGTCCAGAGTAGTTCCCCTAATAAAAGAAGTACTCCAAAAACTAATCGTTCCTTGAGTTTTGAGGTTTCCATACAACATTTCGAACGAAGAGTCGTCAGGCATTTCAAACATGTACTTAACCATGTTCTTATATGGAATCTGATAAAGACTTGATTTATCTTCATGGTCTCCTGGAAGGAATCCGATCTCTCGTGTTGCTACCAGAGAACGAACAAGATAAATCTTTTCATAAACTGATCTTTCATCAAGTACATCTTTCAATGCATTATAAAGCGTAATAAACGTTTTTCCTGTACCTGCTGCTCCATATGCAACCAGGTTTTGTTCTAGTCCATATGATTTGAAGAGTTTTTCTTGATTATCTGTTAGAGGCTCAATCTTCCTCATGTAATCAAGATTAATTGGTTTCTTTCTCTTCATTTGACGATTGCTCGTTCCAAATGGGACTGGATTCGCGATTTTCTTTCTTGCCATAAGTCAAATGGGTTTTACTTTTGAACCTGGTGCTTGTGATGCTTTTTGCAGTACTTCATTCCAACCTGGATGCTTCTGCACTAATTTGTCTTTCCATTCTCCAAGTTCTCCTGGAGATGGGCATGTAGATGGATCTGACCAATCTCTGTCCCATTGAGGATTATCTTTTTTCCATTGATCCCATTCATTCACACTCATTACAACTTCTTTCTGTTCACCAGTTTCTCTATTTACTACAGGATATGTTGGCAATTTTAACCTCCATTTTATATAAGGGTATTTATTCTATGCACAGCGAAGGTGCATCATCACATTCAACACAATCAATACATTCACTCATGTCATTATATTTGTCGAGAAATTCTTTAAATTCTTCCTCAGTCATAAGAACTTTAAACACATGGCCGGTAAGACTGTCCTTAATGCAATAAGATTTCATATCATTCTCTCCACCCAAGTGCGTTAGAAACGTCTTCAAATTGATCATTAAAAATCAATTTACATCCTTCAGCGATTTCCATGTGTTCTTTTTGCGTACCGTTTGCAGAACGCAATTTAATATAATGTATCCAGGAGCGGCACGAACCGGTCATATAAATTCTTGTCGGTGTTGCGAGTGGCAATACAAATCTTGCACATTCCTTTGCCACACCTTTTTCAAGAAGTTTATTATAAAGTTGTTGACCCTGTGCAAAGTATTCTGAGATTTCTCCTTGCATTTTAAGTTTTACAAAATCACCAAAATCATCAATTGAATTCTGACGGTTTTTAGTATCTTGTCTACGAAGATCAGGAATCTCTGGACGATTCGATAAAAGATTTGTATCAGCGTATCGTTGTGAAAATTCTTGATATGTGAAAGACCTATGCCGGAGAATTTGAGCCGCGATACCACGAGTAGTATTAATCTCCAAAGTCATATAAGCATGTTCAAAGATACTCCAATGTTCATGCTTAATACAATAACGAAGGAGACCTGCTGCAGTATCAAAGTTGAGTTGGTTGTTTGGATTACTTACGCGAGCAATGTAAGAAATAACTTCTTGTGCATTTTGGTTAATAAGATCACCTGCACCTTGAGTAATAGCAATTAGTTTAATTTGGTTATTCATTCATCATTCTCCCAGTTATTTTTTTCTTTTTTACGCAAACGTTTAAGTTCTTTCATCATTTCTTTAATTTCTTGATATGCCATTTCTGGCGAAATTTTATTAGAAATTTCGAGTCCAACAATGTATTGAACTTTATCTCCAAAGCGAGCAAGTGCTCTTTCAAATGCTGTCAGATCTTCATACATCGTCGTCCTCCTCAGAATAGTATTCATCGACATCATCTTCAGTTATGTATTGAGAAATTTCTTCATAGTTGTAAGATACTGGATCCGAAATTTCTTCTTTCAATGATTGAATCAATAATTCCATATTTCGAATAATGAGATTGACTTTTTCTTTATTCATTTTCGAGTGGTGTCTCAATACATAATACACAAAAAAAAGAGAGGTGTCAACCTCTCAAGAATTATTATTTTGATGCGACTAGAGTGGCAAGAGATGCTTTGCGTCGTCTTTCTTCTTTTTGTTTTTGCTCTTTAATGAGTTGAAGAAAATTAAGTTTTTTCATTTGTGTCCCTCCTTTACAAACTTAACACCACGATAGGTTTCGTTGTATTGTTGGGGTTGCTGCATCATTTGTTGTTGATATGCAATGCGCTTTTCGGTATCGTATTCAACACCACGATATACTACTTTAGACATTAGGATTTCCTCCAGAATGAGATGGTTAATCCCGTTCCTTCGGGCGGTTTGCGTTCGCTATATGCGAATAGCGAATGAACGATCCGTTCCGCCGTCCTACTTGCGTCGGGTTACCCCGATGAACGTAAGGCCATTATAGACCTATCATTCTAGTTATGCAAAAAAAGTTGTATCTTTTTATACAATTTTAATCTCTTTGTCTCCAGTCATCTGGTTTGTCCCCAGAAAAGAAATCAATAATATCATCAGCACTATAAAAACCGGTCTTATGATTTGAAGGGTCAGGGTCTCCCAAGTCTAACGCATTCATAAATCCATCAAGACTATCCTCAGTCATTTCTGGATTAGCAGCACGTCGTCTTGCTTGTCTTAAAATAGTCGCAGCAGAACGATTCGATTTGGCAAGTTTCTCTGCCCAGATCATATCACTTAACTCTACTGATTCACCTTTTACAATTTTCTCGCAGATTGCTTCAAGGCGAAGACGGTATTGAGTAGAGAGCATATACTTCTCCAGATATAGTGTATTTAGTTAACGCTCAATATAAGTAAGTTTATGATCCGTTGCAAATAGTTGTTTTATGATGATATCACAACCAATCTTAGGATCACAATCTCCACATGTATAAACATCCACGGCTGCTTTACCTTCTTCAGGCCATGTATGAATACTAATATGACTTTCTGATAACAAACAAATTACTGTAACACCTTGTGGATCAAATTTTTTAAAAATAGTTTGAACTACTGTTGCTCCACTAGATGTTGCAGCATGTTCTAGTAAGTCTATAAGGCAGCGCTCGTCATTCAAAAGAACAAACGAGCACCCATACAAATTTAACAAATAATGCTTACCCATTCTCCTCAGATTCTTTCATAAGTTGACTGACATAATTTTCAGTTCCATCAAGTGTTTTGATGGCAAAAAGAGGAGATTTCATATACTTTTTGATTTTCTTATATTTCTTTAATACTTTTTGAAGTTCATTTTTATTAATGGCAACTTCAATTTGTTCTTCACTAAAACCTTCACTCATCTTCTTTTCTTTTTTTCTGGTTTTTTATATCCCCAAAGTTTGGGGTTTGTTCTTCCGTATCCGAAATCAATTTTCTTAATAGATCCAGGACCAAACTTGTCGTAATAAAGATCAAAAATTCTTACTCTACTACCTCTACAAAGGTCCATATATGAATTCCCATCAACTTCATACACTATGATGTATGCATCATTAGGAAGTGATTTATCTTTTACCTGTTCTAGACTTGCTCTTTCAAAAAGAAGTTCGCAACCATATTGTGTAGGAAGTTCTTTTTTTTCCTCCGGAGTCCATTGGGTCATCTCTCCCTCCACTACATTTGTATTCACGAACGACCTCCCCAAACAATATCAGGATAAGCTTCTTTTACATTATCAAAGGTTATCTTATATTTATCAGTAAGTTTTTTATCCTTAACTAAACAAAGAATTTCTGCTTCCAAAGGATGAAGTCCCTGAAGCATGTTGATAAACATAGTTTCTCTACGAATAGATGAGAGACTATTGTTTCCACCTTTTATAAAGTTATAAAGTTTATCGTATTCATTCCTCAATGATGTCCTACCGACATTCATCTTTTCTTCTACACCATTATATGCAACAGACTTAACATCGCCTTCAATCTGTTTAGTAACTTTATCGGTCAATGTTCCACCAACAGATGTCATTTCTTTAATGTCAGCATAGGGAACATCTCCCTCTGGCAAAAGACTAATCACAGTTTCATCAAAGTTCCAAATAAAGATTGAAATCAGTGCATCATGTCGATATTCTTTTAGCAGTTCGACTTTTTTTGCATTACTTCTTTGCTTAGAAACTAGTTCAAAGATTTCGTATAGGAAGCAATTTGGAACTAATTTTACTTCCTTTACTACATTAGTCTTCGTCGTAGTTGTCTTCTTCGTCTTCGTAGTTGTCATAATCGTTTTCAAACCTCACGGCTACAATTTCATCTGGAATTACATTTCCATTCTCATCAAACATTTCGGGATGTGTATATGCAACCATGTTCTTTTCAAACACGTATTGTTTTGCCATCCATCCTATTACACCTCCAAGAAAAAAGAACATAATTGAAATTAATGTTCCTAAGGTGAGAGTTACTGCAAGCATTTTATTTCTCCCGAGAGTTGATTTTTCTAATATCAACAAAAAATTCAAATTGAAAATGAATCTCTCGTTTGAGGAGAGATAGCATCTTACCAAACCGAATTAAAAATGTTTTTGGTTCTTCTGATGGTTTCTCCCTCCTATTATGCTGTCGTAACATCAATTCAAATCCCCTATCAATATGGGGATCAAAATTATTTAGTTTCCTTTTTTCGTCTTCCTTTTCTTTTGTCATGATTGTATTTCCAAGCATCCTCTAAAATTTCGTAGAGATAATTACGAATTTTTCTAGCTTGAGGTTTTGGAATATGACCATATGCTTCACGAAGTTGTTTATGTTCATCATCAGAACCTCCTTTTAGATATTCATCAAGATCACCAACAATTGAATTAATATTCGCTGCAGTTGAACTTTCGATAAATTGTTCAATTTCTACTTTTTTTATGTTCTTAACTTTTAAGTATTCATAAAAGTTAAGAACGAATTTGCCTTCAAATGCATAATCAATCGCTCTCTCTACATCGTAATAAACTTCGTGAAAAGTGCTTTCCATTTAAATAATTTGGTTTTCTTTTAGGTACTTCACTGTATCTGTGCATCCACCTAGATGCTGATCATTCATAATTACTTGAGGGAAAGTTGAACCAGGTCCAAACTCAGAATAAAATTCTTCTTTAGTAAAGTCTTGGTGCAACTTGTAGACGACATATTGCAACTCCGATAATTGTAGCACCTGTTCTACCTTTGAGCAATATGGACATCCATCTTTTGAATAAACTGTAAACTTCATATGGTTTTTCGTAAAGTTTTGTGGAGTATTTATAGGTAATTTATTATAAGTCAATTTTGAGGGTCTGTAAAGTTGGGGCCAAGTATCTCTAATAATTTCAGCAAGTTTATATGGTGTTGATGTTGTAATCATATAATATTTACCAAGCCCAAGTAACCCATGTATAACGTGTTCCAGAAATAACAGGTTTTACTTCATGTTTCCAAGGAAAGGCAGAAGGAAATATTAGAGTATCTCCCATTTTCAAATTTGGTACGTATTCTTGATCTCCAAGGTAAAACACTAATTCTCCTCCTACGTAGTCCTCATTCAAAATTCCAACAACAGATAATACTGGAATTCCTTTTTTGAGACCATCAAAACAACTATGAATATGATCAACATGCAAATCCATATGTTGATCAACTTGATATCGATTAAATCTAGGATCTGCACCCTCAGTGATTTTAAATTTTTTATTTTTGGAATATTGATTGCAGCAATAATTTGCCCATCCAGTAACTTTTGAAAATGTCTCTTGATCTGGGCAATATGCCATATCGCAATTTTGGAAACTTATTTTATTTCCATTCTTATCTGCCCAAATCCCAGAATTCCACTGCAATTTATCTATATCATTTTGATTTAATATTGGATTTGGTGGAGAATATATTTCGATATATTCCTTCAACGTCTTATCCATAATATAAAGAACATTAAAAAAGGAGGGTTTCCCCTCCAAGTATATCACAGAGCGTTGCCTCTTGGCAATACTTCCTCACGATTTTTCTTTTGGATGGGAGGAAACAACTCATCAAATTCTTTTTCATTTACTTCTTTCCACCCAATGTATTTTTGATTTGGTGGAAGTTGATTTGTAGAAGTATCTTTCATAGTTTCTCCAGATTTTCAACTAATGTTTTGAGTTCTTGTAATGTAGCATCATTTTTTAGAGTATTTGCTCTATTACTGATGACCCACACATTACCTTTTATATATCCTTTAGAAGAATCAATACGATCTAATGACGGTGATTCCATAGGAGTGCCTAACAAAGGGCAGGTGTCTGGAATAACAATATCTTCCTTTGTGATATTAAAATCCAGACCCTTTTGCTTTGCTCTATATTTTGCCCGAGACCACATGGGTGAACGAGCATCACGACCCCTGTTCCAATCGTGCGCTTTTAATACACATCCACAAGATTTTGTTTCTGCTCTGGGTCCTATTATAGCATCCTTACGAACTTTTTTTATAGTCCCACAGTCACATTTAACAGTAAAATAGACTGCCTTCTTTTCGCTATGCTGCTCCAAGATAGTCAGTCTATTATGTTTCTCACCAATATGAGATTTTGATTTAGGTCTTGTCATAGTATTACCACAGGGTAATACTATTTATAAAAATAACCTTTATAGTGCATTACCTCTCGGAAGAACCTCTTCGGGAAACTGGAAGTTTGCTCCAGGTTGGTCTACAGGAGCCATCCAAGCACGTAAGCCTTCGTTAAGAAGCACGTTCTTTGTATAAAAAGTTTCAAATTCTGGATCTTCTGCTGCCCTTATCTCCTGCGATACAAAATCATAAGCACGCAGGTTAAGTGCAAGACCGATGATACCAATAGAAGAAGTCCAAAGACCCATGACAGGAACAAAGAGCATAAAGAAGTGAAGCCAACGCTTGTTACTAAAAGCAATTCCAAAGATTTGCGACCAGAAACGGTTAGCAGTAACCATTGAATAGGTTTCTTCTTCTTGTGTAGGTTCAAATGCTTTGAATGTGTTTGCTTGATCACCATCTTCAAATAGTGTGTTTTCTACCGTTGCACCATGAATAGCACAGAGTAGTGCTCCTCCTAGTATACCAGCAACTCCCATCATATGGAAGGGGTTAAGGGTCCAGTTATGGAAACCCTGAAGGAAGAGCAGGAACCTGAAGATTGCTGCCACACCGAATGATGGAGCAAAAAACCAACTGGATTGTCCCAGTGGATACATCAGAAATACAGAAACGAATACTGCAATCGGACCGGAAAATGCGATTGCGTTATAAGGACGGATACCAACCAATCGAGCAATCTCAAACTGGCGAAGCATGAATCCAATCAGAGCGAAAGATCCGTGAAGTGCCACAAAAGTCCATAGTCCCCCAAGTTGGAACCACCTGACGATATCCCCTTGAGCCTCAGGACCCCAAAGTAGAAGAAGAGAATGACCCATAGAATCTGCAGGCGTTGACACAGCTGCCGTAAGGAAATTAGCACCCTCAAGGTAACTAGACGCCAACCCGTGGGTGTACCAACTCGTAACAAACGTTGTGCCAGTAAGCCAACCACCAAGGGCAAGATAAGCAGTGGGAAAAAGTAATAGTCCAGACCAACCCACAAATACAAAGCGATCTCGTTTAAGCCAGTCATCCAGGACATCAAACCATCCTCGTTGTTGAATTGGTTGTGAAAGTGTAGAAGAAGTCATAACCTCCTTAGTTATTTCTCATATTTATGTTAACATCTCTTAACAAAGGAGTCAATGAGTGTTTGTGCTTATCCCCAATACATCTGACCGAGAGTGAATAAGACAAATATAAGAACCGTAAAGGCCATCATACCTACACCTACCCAGATGATCCAGGGTTCCATAGGATGATGTTGATTATTATGAGACATAAAAAAAGAGGGTTGTTACACCCTCTAATTATATCAGTTATTCAGTTGTTATCAACCGATAGAAGAAGCAGTCAGAGCAACAGGAGTTGCTTCAGAAAACTGAGGATAGGTTTTTATTATTACTTGACTTTTTGATGATTTATGATATAATGTCTTAGTGGAAACACACATCACACACATTAGGAGGATACCTATGACACCTTATGAACTTCGATTTGAAATCTTTAAGCAAGCATACAATATGCTTAATGACCAGTTTAGTATAGAGTACGATACTGCTGTTCGTTGGAATGAGGTTGAGAAAAAAGAAGTACCAATGGATTATCCAGATTTTCCAACACTCAATCAAGTTCTAGAACAAGCAGAAATCATTAATGATTTTGTAAGTTCCAAATAAAGTTAAAGGAGGGTTTTATCCCTCCTTTTTTATTATCTTTTGTTTCTATTATAAGTTGCTCTTACAGCATCAAAAGATACTCTATCCTTTTCCTTTTCATCATCGGGAAGATTTGAATATGATGTATTAGCAAGTTTTGCTCTTCTTTCTTTCTTTTCTGGTGTTTGGTCTGTACTTGTTTTAGCAGTTCTTGCCCAACCCTGATGAACTGCATCAGCACCTGCTTCTCTTGAAGTTCCACTACCACTTCTTTCACCTCTTCTAATAGCACGAAGAGCAGCGGCAGCAGATGAACGGTTTGCTGCTCTACCGAAAGAACGCTTATCACCAGATGCTCTACCATATCCATATCTTTTATCTAATGCAGCATCAGATGCTTTCTCATAAGGACTATCCTCTCTTTCTATAATAGTGTCTCTCCACTCTTCACTCATATTCACCATAATTGCTTCTGCTGCTTGTTGAGTATCAGCATATCCTTCATCAAGAAGGCGATTGATTATTTTTTTGTTTTCAATTACTTCTTCATATAAGTATAAAAAGTCATCATCATTCATCTCCTCAAGAAGATAATCAGCTTCCTGATAGGAGTCAGCATATCCTTCAAAATATAAAAACTTAAGTAACTGACGATGTTCGTAAGGAGACATATTATTAATTTATATTTTTTATTATTTATAAAATTTATAAAAAAAGAGAGTAATGAACTCTCTTGTTTGATTGATTGATTTTTTTATATTTTATTACTGATGCCTACGAGTAAATGAAGGTTCAACATTACTACCAGTTCTTTGATTTCTAGCTTGAATTCTAGCATTCATTCTTGTTTCCTTATCTACATTACCCGCGAAATTATTTCCATCACCTCTCATCAGTGACCTATCAGTTCTTTTTACTCGTGCTTTCTTTACCGCATTAACCATTCTATCAGATATTTCCATAATATTTTCTTTCCACTCTTCACTCATATTCACCATAATTGCTTCTGCTGCTTCTGGTGTTTCAGCATATCCTTCATCAAGTAAGTGTGAGAGGATGATGTCGTAAATATCTACTTCTTCTTTTGCTAAATCAGAATCGACACGAACATTTGAACCTGTTCTTACATTTCTTCTTGCTGCTGCCTGATGAGCACGGCGTCTTGCCATCCAAGCACCACTTATACCACCACTATCTACATCTTGTGCATCTCTCTTTCTTAACATCCCCTTGACTTTCCTATCAGAGATTTCATCAAGTTGCTGATTTTCAACAACTTCCATATATGCTTCTTGAAGATTGCGAAGTTCTTGTGCGTCCATTTTACAAATACTTTTTAGTTATTTAGTTATTATTTCTTTTAACATATTCAATCATATTCCTAATCAAATCAACATCCTCATTTACATATCCAATAGTTCTATTACAGACATTACAAAGTAAACCCCTCACTTCACCAGTTTTATGATTATGGTCAACAAAGAATACATCTATTGAACCACCTCTTCCAGATTTTCTACCTTTGGGATTAGTAGTTCCACAAATAGCACACTTATGTCCTTGATTTTCTAAAAGAGTATTATATTGTGTTAATCCAAAATGCTTACCATATCTTTGTTTGAGATTTTCATCTCTTTGTTTTAATGGGTCATAATTTTCTTGTTGCTTTTTAATATAGCATTCTTTACATTTTCCGTGATAACCATAAGGTTTTCCTTTCCTTACAGTTTGATAAAATTCAGTAAGAGGTTTTGATTGATTACAGATTTTACAAGTTCTCATAGTTCTTTTAAGTGATTAAAGTTATTATAGCATAACTTTAAGTATTTAGTCAAGAAAGCATAAAAAAGAGACCCTTTCAGGTCTCTCAAAAACTATTGAGTTTTTATCAACCAATTGAAGGTGCAGTCATCGCCACAGGAGTGGTTTCAGCAGCAGCAAGGTCAAGTGGGAAGTTATGTGCGTTTCTTTCGTGCATTACTTCAAAACCGAGGTTGGCACGATTAAGAACATCCGCCCAAGAGTTGATTACACGATTTTGTGAATCAAGAATACTCTGGTTGTAATTAAAACCGTTAAGGTTAAAAGCCATAGTGCTTACACCTAAAGCAGCAAACCAGATGCCTACAACAGGCCAAGCAGCAAGGAAGAAGTGCAGCGAACGGGAGTTATTAAAAGAAGCATATTGGAAAATAAGGCGTCCGAAATAACCGTGAGCAGCAACGATATTATAGGTCTCTTCTTCTTGACCGAACTTGTAACCATAGTTCTGTGACTCTTGCTCAGTGGTTTCACGAACCAGCGAAGAAGTAACCAGAGAACCGTGCATTGCACTGAACAGAGAACCGCCGAACACACCAGCCACACCAAGCATGTGGAAGGGGTGCATCAGGATGTTGTGCTCTGCCTGGAACACAAGCATGTAGTTAAAAGTACCAGAGATACCAAGGGGCATCGCGTCAGAGAAAGAACCTTGACCAAAAGGATAGACCAGGAACACTGCAGAAGCAGCAGCAACAGGTGCAGAGTATGCAACGCAGATCCAAGGACGCATACCTAGGCGGTAGGAAAGTTCCCACTCACGACCCATATAAGCATAGATGCCAATGAGGAAGTGGAAGACAACAAGTTGGAAAGGACCACCGTTGTACAGCCACTCATCTAGAGAAGCAGCTTCCCAGATGGGGTAGAAGTGCAGTCCAATCGCGTTGGACGAAGGAATAACAGCACCAGAGATGATGTTGTTTCCGTACATCAGAGAACCAGCAACTGGTTCGCGGATGCCATCAATGTCCACTGGGGGAGCACCGATGAAAGCAATGATAAAGCAAGTAGTAGCAGCAAGCAGGCAGGGGATCATCAGAACGCCGAACCAACCCACATAGAGGCGGTTGTCAGTTGAAGTTACCCAGTTGCAAAACTGTTCCCAAATATTCGATTGTGATTGTTGACGTGAAAGTGTAGCAGTCATTTTTTTAAGAGAGTTAAATAAAAGTTCGGGGGGACGAACTGATACGATTATTCCCCACAGCACCCTCCACTGTGGGTATGAGAGACGTTTTTATACTCCCCATAGGTCTCGGTTAATGGGAGTTACAAAACATTAAGGAGTTGTTACATTCTTTAATGTTGTTGATGTATTTATAATAACAGTGTTAGGAAATCCTGTCAATAGGTCCAATTACTTAAGTGGCACAGTATAAATAGAAACCATTTTCCATAAATATCATTGTATAAACTGGGACGGTGCAGTGGCAAAGTCTGCAAACAAAGGTAAGAAAGGATCTGCTGGCGGTAAGCAATCCAAACAAAATCAAGGTAATGCTACTGCTAAAAAAGCAAAGAATGGGGGTAAAAAAAAGTGAGGTATGCCAAGAGAATGGAATACTCCCAATCGTGAGCCTTGGAACGCACCGATACATAATATACTAAAAGCAATTGATAACCACACTCAAGAATATTTCAAGAGTGGTAATGTTTGGCATTTAGAAAAAGCAGAAGAATTAAGACTATATCTTTCAGAACTCAAAACCTGGATACATCGACAGGAAGGGAGATGAATAAAAAATTTAAGGACAATATTTGTATGGTTGCTTTTGTTAGAATGGCAGTGTTGATTTGGTCTGCTGGTATGCTCACACTTGGTTATATGGGAGTAATGAATAAGATGGACCCCACTTTTGTAGCAGCAGTATTCACATCCACCTTATCCACATTTGGTATTGACGCCCAGAGAAGAAGAGAAGAAGAATTACATTCCTCTTCCAGCTCTAAAAAACCTAAATGCGGTAACACCAGCACTCCCTAAAGCAGCAAATATTGCTCCTAGTCTATCTACAAATCCATGAAGGACTTCTTCAAGTGGTGGTTTATCTCTATGGAATTTACTTCTCATAGAATGAACATATTCCCACATAGGCATACGAACATCATCTGGAACTAATGGGTGCATCCATCCACTCATTTTTTCTTTATGGTCATCTACAAGAATTCCATTATCATAAATTCTAACTCTATCAATATTATATTCACCTGAG